TGGCGACTCCGAGGGTAGAGCAAGGCGGGCCGGCTGTCATGCCCCCCATGGCGGCCGGCCCCGCCGAATCGCACCGGAGAAAACGCGGATGAAGCCCGACCTTATTTTTTTCACCACGGTCGAGAAATGGAAGTCCTCCGATTCCAGGGGCGCCCGCGAGTTGCAGGCGCTCGCGCGCGCGCTGCTCGCACGCGAGATCGGGGTCGATGATTGGAACTCGCTCAAAGCCGCTTTCGACGGGGTTCGCGAAATCCTCGCGCACAGCAAAGTGCTCCGCGCCTTGGCGCACAAGGCGCGCGACCGCGAGCTCGTAATCTGGGTAACGCAAGTCCGTATGTGCGCGGAGCGTTATGCGGGCCAACTCCTAATCGAGGCGGAAGCGCGGGGATGGCTGAGGGACGGGGGAAATCAATGTCATTAGCCGCCAGGGGCGTTCATTCATTGCCGGCGATGACACAGGTTCAGGCCGGCGCCGCTATCGGCACGGATGTTTATATGCGTATGCGCGCGGAGATCGAGCGCGTGGCCACGCTCACTGAGGTGCGCGAAATCGACGACCAGGCCGAAGCGCTCCGCGTCTATGCGGCGAGAATTGGTAACCGCGCGATGGAGGTGTTCGCCCTGGAAGCCCGAATGCGGGATCAGCGTCGCGGCGGCCAAATCCTGATCGAGATGGTGGCGCGCGGCGAGGTTCCCGGATGGGGCGGGCGCCGGATTTCAAGAGAACAGGCCTCGACTCTTGACCATTCTATAAGGATTTTTCCCCATATAATCAAAAAATGGGAGGCAAAACAGTGGATGCGGCTGGCGCGGCTCTCGGACGCCGCGTTCGAGAATAAAATCGCCGCGATAGCCAGCCGGCTCGAGTACCGCGAGCGCGGCCGCAACGCGCCCGAGCTCGACCCGGTCGAGCGGATAACGCCGCCCGAGATTATCGCGGCGACGCTCGAGGTATTCGGCGGCACAATCGATCTCAATCCATGCGCCGGCGACGGTTCGAACGTTCCGGCGCTCGCCTCATACGGCCGCGACACAGGACTGACGCAGCCGTGGAAGGGGAAGGTCTTTGTCAATCCGCCGCCCGGATGCGATCTGGCGCGCTGGATCGACCGGATGGTCGGGCAACACCTCGGCGGCAAAGCGACCGATGTGATCGCGCTGCTGCCGGCGCTCACCAACGCGCCCTGGCTGGATCAATTAGGCCAGGCGCTGGAGTGCAAAATACGCGGATCGCTCTCGTTCGATCGCCGCGGCGGATCGACGAAGTCGCCGTATCTCGTTTTTTACATGGGCGGGCTCCGCACGCGATTCATTAAATCCTTCGCGGCGATCGGCCCGATTTGTGAACGCATCGCCGCCTACAATCCGCAACCAGCAACGATCCGCCGATGACGCGGGCGCGGGGGAATATCGAAGTTGCTAAAACAGACGGTAACAAATCCTTTCCGGTCGCGATCGACGAAGGGCGGTTACTCCTGCCGCTCGCAAGCGCGGCGTGTGCCAGCGCGCCGCGTGCGGAGATCGCGGCCGGTCTCTCCTCTCTTTCCGGCGCCGCGCGGATGCGCGCGGATCTCAAAGGCGAAATGATCGCGCTCTTCGAACAATCGCATCGCGGCTCCGGCGTTCCCCTGCGCGAGGCGGCGAACAGGTTTGCCGGCGAGTTCAAGGCCGGGAGAATCCCGCTCTCGATCGAGAACGACGAGGCGCGCAAGCTGCGCAAGCGGATCAGCGGCCCGACGATCCTTCGCTGGCGACGGCAGATGGAGAACGAAGGAGCGGCGAGGCTGGCGGGGAATCACGGCGCGCATCGGCGCGGCACCGGATTGATCGAGCGAACGCCGGAACTCGCGAGCTGGCTAATCGAGCAGGATCTCAGGACCGGCGGACGCGTCAGCTTTTACGAGATCGCGATGGGAGCGGCGGCCGAGTTCAACGTCGCGGCGCCGTCACTCAGCCAGGTGCGACGATTCTTGAATCGTTTCCGCGCCGAAAAACGCGTCGAGCGTGAGCATCTGCTGAATCCGGATCGCGCGCGATCGCGCTTCATGCCCGCCTTCGGCAACGCCTCGGCTGGAATCACCGAATTTCTCCAACGCGTCGAGCTCGACGGCTCGCCGTCGGATCTGGTCACGCTGTCCGGCACGCGCCGCCGCCTGCTGTTCATGACCGATGTTTTCACGCGCCTGCGATGGGCGCTGGTCGCGCCGAGCGAGAGCAGCGAGGCGACCGGCCGTCTGCTCGCGAAAGTTTTCACGCATCCGAGCGGCGGAGTCCCCGCGCAAATCGGCACCGACAACGGCTCCGGCTTCATCAGCCGCCGCATCCGCGCGCTGCTGCACGATCTCGATATCGATCTCGACGTGGCGCTGCCGTATCGCGGCGATTTGAAGCCCTTCGCCGAAAGCACCGTGCACTACGTCCAGCAGCGTCTGGCGATGTTGCCCGGATACACCGGGCGCGATGTGGCGCAGCGTCAGGAGATCCGCGGGCGGCTCGCGATGGCGAATCGGCGCGGCAAAAGCGAAGCCGAGATACTGAACGTGCAGCTCACCGACGACGAGCTGCAGGAGTTCCTCGATGATTGGCTCGCGACCGTCGACGCGAATCGGCCGCGTTCGGGATTGAAGAACCGCTCACCTAATGACCTACTCCGCGAGTGGGTTGCGCGCGGGGGCGTGCCGCGCAGGCTCGAAGACCAGAGGGCGCTGTTCGGATTGATGTTGCGGGACGGGGAGACGCGGAAGGTTGGGAAGGAAGGGATTGCGGTGGACGGCGCCCTCTACTGTTCGAGCGAGCTGGGCGGATTTATCGGCGAGGACGTTCAGATCGGGCGGCATTTCGAGCGCGGCAAGATCGTGGTCTGGGGCCCGGGCGGCGATTTGATCTGCGTCGCGACGGACGTCGAGATGATGGAAGGGGGCGAGCAGCGCGAGATCGCGCTGGCCGCCAAGGGTTTGCATCGTGCGCGAATCTCGGCGTTCAGAAAGACCGCGCGTCGCCTGCTCACCAACAATTCGCGGCCGCTGCACGAAGCGATTCTCGACGCCGCCCACGACCATCCCGCGATCGAAGTTCCCGCCGTCGCTTTCGAGAACGCGGCCACGCGCGCCGCGCTCGCGGCGGTCGAAGCGCTCGATGAAGCGCCGGCGCGCACCGCGATCCCGATCTTCGATCTGGAAGATACGCCGGTCAGGCCGGTTGCGATTCGGCGCGCGCGCGTCGACGAGCGCGCGGAACTGTTCGCGGACTGGAATCGCTACGAGCGGCTGCGGGACGCCGCGCCGATCGCCGATGAGGACCGCGCCTGGATGCGCAATTTCGAGACCACCGAGTTTTGCAGATCGCAGAGGAAGTTGTTCGCCCAAGCCTCGTAAAGCCCCATCGCTGACAAAGGAGTTGCTGAATCTATGCGTCACGCAGTCGCTATTACGAAAAATATTCAGATCGCATCCGCCGCGATGGAAGCGGTCGGCGCGCGCGCGCCGGGGATGCCGGGATTGGTGCTGATGACCGGACTCACCGGCTTCGGCAAATCAACCGCGATGGCGTTCCTCGCGAATCAAAATGACGCGCTCCATCTCCGCGCCTGGCCGACCTGGACGCCGATGGCGATGCTGCGATCGCTCGCCGAGGAGGTGGGAGTCTCCCCGCGATCCAACTGCGACGCGAATCTGCGCGAGATCGTCAAGGCGCTCGCGCAGAACCCGGCACGGGCGCTCTTCATCGACGAGGCCGACTACCTCGCCGACAAGCGCGTGCTGCTCGAGACGCTTCGCAGTCTGCACGATGTGACTACGACTCCGATCGTGCTGGTCGGAATGGATCAATTCAAAAAAACCCTGATTCGGCGCGACGATCAGTTGACGAATCGCATCTCACAGTGGGTTGAGTTCAAACGCGCCGATCTCGACGATGCGCGCGCGCTGGCCGAGAAATGCTGTGAAGTCGGAATCGGCGACGATCTGCTCGCGAAACTTCGCGACGCGGTGGGCGGGTCGATGCGCGGATTGGTGGTCGGCATGGCGCGAATCGAGCAATTCGCCAGGCGCAAGGGAATCAAAAAAGTCGGCGCCGAAGAATGGGGAGAGCGTCCGTTCGTGCTGGCCGACCTGCGCAAAAGAGGCTCTGGCCCGGAGGAGGAGCGAAAATGACGGAACGCGAGCAGGCCTTTTTATACTATGGACTCATGATCGGGCTTCAAACGTTTGGGGAGCCAATGTCGCCCGCGCGGAATGCAGAAATCAGGAAGATGCTGGGGGATACCGCGCCTCAGCCGGCGTTCGCCGAGATCAACCACGAGGTACAAACCTGCTTGAACTTGTTCCCCTGGCCGGCGGATTGAAAACGGTGAGCTGAGATGGCGCGTACGATCGGCAGCGTGAATCGACAGGTGAACGTGAAGAGCGCGCGTTATCGCATCTGGCGCGCGATGCGGATCATGCGCCGCTTCACGATGGCGGACCTGTGCGCGACGGCGGAGGCCGGGCGATGGAACGTGCAGCAATACGTGCTCGGCCTGATCCGCGCCCAATACGTGGTGCTGGTGATGGCGCAGCGGAGAAGGGGGATCGGCGGCGGCACGATTTATACGCTGGCGCGCGATACCGGGCCGAATCCGCCGCGGCTGCGAAAAGACGAAACGATTTTCGATCCCAACCTGGTCGAGAGGCGGTGGAAATGAGTGCGGCGAAGGGCGGCGCATGGATGGAGCGGTTGCGCGGGGAATGCGCGCGCACGTCGCAGGCGCACGTCGCGCGGCGAATCGGCTATTCGGCAACCGTGCTGCATCATGTGTTGCACGGCACTTACAAGGGCAATCTTTCGCAGGTGCAAAAGGCGGTCGAAGGCGCGTTGATGGGCGCGACCGTCGAGTGCCCGGTGCTCGGCGACTTACCCAGTAATCGGTGTCTGACGATTCAAGCGCAGCCTTTCGCGGCGACGAATCCGACGCGCGTCGCGCTCTACCGCGCGTGCCGCAACGGATGCCGCCACAGCAGGCTCGGAGGAGATGAGAAAGGCACTTGACTATATGGCGATGACGGGGGCCGAGGTGAATCGCGCGCTCGGCCTGAGCCACGGCGCTTGCCACATGGTTGAAAAGTACGCGATTCGCAAACTCTGGAGACAGGCGCGCAGGCTGAAAGTCAAATTTGACGAACAGGAACGCGGAAGTGGGGACCCCATGGGCGAGAAGGCGATCGCGAATAATTTCATAAACGAAGCGCCGCCGGCCGCCGGCAGCGAGGTTCACGGTTTCGACCAGCGCGGCGGAGTGCATATTTTGCTCGTCGTCGCGAGCGTCAAGGCGCCCGCCCGCTGGGCGCTGGCGCGTTGCACTCTGCATCATGATGCCGATGGCGAATGGGGAATTAATTACGAGAGCGTTTGGACAAACGCGCGATTCGGCCGGCTGATTCCGGCGGGAGCAATCTGATGCTCAGCGATCGGATTCGCGCGATCGCGGAGCAGCTCCGCGAGATCGCCACCGAGGTCGAAGCGGTGGAAAGCGAACTCGACCGGCGCTCGCGTTCCACCGTCCTCAAACCCAGCGGGCGACTCGAAATCATGTTCATGGTATCCGCGATTCAGCGCCGGGTGTGCGAGCATTTCTCCGTCCCGCCCCATCGCCTCTCATCAAAAGACCGCACGCAGCATGTGGCCGTCGCTCGACAAGTGGCGATGTATCTCTGCCGCGAGATGACCGACGAATCGTTCCCCGCGATCGGCGGCCACTTCAATCGCGATCATTCTACGGCGATTCACGCGCACAACACCGTCGCCCGGCGCGCCGCGCACGAACCTGAGTTCGGGGCGCTGCTGCAAAAGCTCACGCGATCCCTGATGGCGAGCACTAACGGAGCGAACGGGAAGGAGGCCTCGATATGAACATGCGTCATTACCAAATCGCGGCGCGATATCGCGTCCAGGTCGAGCGCGATGCGGCGCTGGAGCAGGCCGCCATCGCGGCGCCCGAGCCCGATCCGGCTGAGGAATACCGCGCGGCGACCGATGGCCTCGAAGCGGAGATGATGCGGGTCGACAAATTCTCGGGCGCCGTCGCAGTCGGCGCATTGATCTTTGCCGCAGTCGTGATCGCTTCGGGCTGGCTCCTATGAGCGCGGCGAAAAAAGCGAAGCTCAAGGCGCCGGCATTCCCGGTGGTCGTGCCGCAGAGCGAGGTCCAGGCGAACGAGTTCGTTTACAACATCGGCGAATTGCAGCGCCATCGCATTCGGATCGAGACTGAGATGAACGATCGGCTCGCCGCGCTCAAGGATGCTTTTGAGGAAACCGCACGGCCGTACCGGGAAAAGATCGAGTCGCGGTTAAAGGGGTTGCAAATCTATTGCGCGGCGAATCGCGCGATGCTGACCAGTGACGGCAAGGTTAAGTTCCATGAGTTCCCCGCCGGCGAAATATCGTGGCGGCAGCGGCCGCCGAGCGTGGCGATCCGCGGGGTCGAGAAGGTGCTTGCGATACTCAAAGCGACTCCCGGCCTCGGCCGCTTCATCCGTCTGAAGGCCGAGATCGACAAGGAGCAGATGCTCGCGGAGCCGGACGCCGCGAATATGATCTCGGGCGTCACAGTCGGCAGCACCGGCGAGGATTTTATCGTCAAGCCGTTCGAAACCAAATTGGAGGAAGTCGCGTGACGGGGGATGGTGATCGCGTGGAGTTCAAAATGACGGACGCAACGGCGGCGAAGGCCGCGTGGCTGGCGACGCAGAAAAAGAACTTGGAACGCGCGGTGCAATATCGCGCGGTGATAGAGGAATGCGAAGACAAATTGCGAGCCTGGGAGCGGCGTTTACGCGCGGCGCGGAAGGACTGGGCCGCGGCGCAACGCACTTTGCGTGAACATCGGAAGTCGTGGCGACCCGCCTGGAATCCCGTAGCCGAGGAATAGCGCGATGAAGAAGGTTGGATACACGCGATTGAAATTCCCCTGGACCTACGAATATGCGCCGGTGGCCGGCGGGCGGCAGGTGACGCGGGCATATCTGTGGATGCGCGCCGAGAAGGGCACCGCCCGCGCGCTCCTATATGACTGCGTCGCGGTGCTGCTGGGCGGCGCTGAGAATGCTTTCAAGGCGCGCGTGGTCGGCGGCAAAAGCCTTGGCAGATATCCGAGTCTGCGCAAGGCCAAGCTCGCATGCGAGGCGGACGCCAAGCGGGTCTGAATAATGTCGCGTCGATGGGCCAAACCGAAACCGCCGTCACCGCAGCAGCGACTCGATCTGGTGAATCCGCGCTATCGGTCCACGCCGGCTGCGAAACCGGCAACGGATACCAGCGTCGCGGCGGCGGAGAGCGTCGGCATCACGCGCGGCGGCGATGCGATGCAATCCGCGGGCGAGCTCGCCGGTGCGATGGTCGGCGTGCTGCGACGTCATACCGCGCGCGTGCGATTGGGCGGCGTGATGCTTGCGCTGACCGTGCGGCGCGACGTGCTGAACTGGCTCGGAGAGCATCCGGAGGGCGCGACGGCCGATGAGATCGCCTACGCGCTCAAGAAACATATTCTCACGGTGCGCCCGCGCGTGAGCGAGTTGCGCCGCATGGGCCTGATCAGGGATTCCGGCCGTCGCGGCAAAAACGCCAGCGGCCACAACGCAATCGTCTGGGTGAAGGGATGAAGAAAGACGGCCCGCAGCGATCTTTCGCAATCAAAGTCAAAGACCGCCGCAACGCGCTCACGCTGATCCCCATTCATGGGGTTGAAGTGGCCCGCGACATTTACTCCCGCTGGTGGTTCAAGCTTCCGACTGACCGCTGGCAGTGTCTGGGGGCTCTCGTTCAACGCGAAGAGGAGCGTGGAGATGGATGAGGCTGAGAAACGCGAAGCATTGAAGAAGATCGAGGACCAGGTGATCGAGGAGATGGAAGCGCACGGCGCGCTCTACCGTGCGGTCGCCTATCACTATTTACACGCCACCGGGCTGCGGATGACGACCATCGCCGCCGAGATCCGCAAGGAGCTGGCGAAATGAGCGCGCCGGTCGAAGCGCCAATAGGCGCCGGGGATCTGCTGCTCCATCTGCGGAGCCTCGGATGCCGGATTTGGCTGGGCGACGGCTTCGATCGCCTAGTCTGGTGTTTAGCTACCACACCGGCCGCTCTCGCTGCGATGAGGGTGCACCAGGAGGATATCGCGCGCAATCGCGAGCGGTTGATCCTGCTGCTCGCCGCCGAGGAGATCGGGAGGAACTGATGGGCGCTCAAACCGGAATCGAATGGACTGACGCGACCTGGAATCCGGTCACCGGATGCACCAATATCTCGCTGGGCTGCAAGAATTGCTACGCCGAGCGCGACTTTGCGCGGATGGCGGCGAACCCGAAGCTCCCGAGTTATCTTGGGCGGAAATTCACCGACGTTCGTTGCCATCCCGAGCGCCTCGATGCGCCGCTCCACTGGGAGAAGCCGCGCCGCGTGTTCGTCAACTCGATGAGCGACCTCTTCCACGAGGACGTGCCGGATGAGTTTATTCAGGGTGTTTTTCGGACGATGGCGCACGCGACGCAACATACCTTTCAAATTCTCACCAAGCGACCGGAGCGGATGCGTAGGTACGTTCTTTCAACTCGCAATCCCGCGGTCATCCGTCTTCCGAACGTCTGGCTGGGCGTATCGGTCGAGAACCAGCCGACCGCCGACGAACGAATCCCGATTCTGCTCAACACGCCGGCGGCCATGCGATTCCTCAGCGTCGAGCCAATGCTGGAACGGATCGATCTCCAACTCGAGCCACGCGGCGGCGATGCGATCGGCCACCATTCTATCGATTGGGTTATCGTCGGCGGAGAGAGCGGACCGAACGCGCGGCCGTGTAATTTAAATTGGCTGCTGGATATCGTGCGGCAGTGCAAGGCGGCCGGCGTACCGTGCTTCGTGAAGCAACTTGGTTCTCGAGCTATCGCTCCGGAAACTCCCGGCTTTGGCGCTATGTGTTCGGATGGATTTTTGCGCTTGCGCCACAACAAGGGCGGCTATCCCGCAGAATGGCACGAGAGCCTCCGCGTCCGGGAGTATCCGCGATGATCCGGACGGACGATCCGACGCGGCGGGCGGATCTCGCCGCGATCCATGTCGGCAAAAAGAATCTGCGGCTCGACGATGAAACTTATCGCGCGCTGCTGTGGACTCTGACCGGCCGCGAGAGCTCGGCCGAGCTGAACGCACCACAACGCAAGGCCGTGATCGAGCGGATGCGGGCACTCGGATTACAGCGCAAGCCGCTGGCGCACACCGTTACCAGGATGAATCAAGCCCAGGCGAAAAAGATCGTCGCGATGTGGATCGAGTTGGCAAAAAAGGGCATCGTGCGCGATCCCTCGGACCGCGCATTGAACCACTTCATCGCGCGCGTGACCAAGGTCTCGCACATAAACTGGCTGCGCCCGGCCGAGGCCAACAAAGTGATCGAGGCGCTAAAAGCTATGGCGGCGCGCGGCGCCGGTGCGGAGGATGTGGATGGCCGGGGCGCAGCGCACTGATTTACAGCCCCTTCTCCCGTGTTGGATCATCCGCCCCGAGAAGGACGACCCGCGCACACGCATCGCGCGGGTCGTCGGCGAAGAAGCCGCGGCCTGCTTCGCGCGCGCGTTCGCCGGCGCGCGCGTCTACGTCCCCAAGACTCTGTTGGCATCGCATCCGATCGCGATTGCAATCGGTTTGCAAGCCGCGCGGGATATTTCTTTGGCGCTCGGCGGCGACTGCATCGAGATGCCGCGCTATTCCGATGCGTCGCGGCGCCAGCGCGATCGCACAGAGATAGTTCGCCTGCGCGCGCACGGCCAGACCGTAGCGACGATCGCGCGGGCGGTGGGATGCAGCGAGCGCCACGTTCGCAAGGTCCTCAATCAGCCCCGCGATCGCTCATAAGTTCAAATGATATAGCTGCGGCAACCGGGCCGCGCGGCGAGGTCGGTCAGGGGAAAATCAATAATTGCATGCAGAAAGTGTCATTTCACCAAAAATGCCTTGAGTTCGTTGAAGTTTTCAAAAACGCGATGCTGTTTTTTACATTTCTCGCGATCTTCAATGAAATCAGGCACTTTTTCGAAATGCAGTTACGTTTTTGCTCAATTTGGGATCATTCTAACTGTCATTTTGAGAATTGCTCTCATCAGTTAAAAAATCGGTCAGTCACGTCGAATAGTGCAATCCGGTCGCGGGTTTAGCCCGGCCCAGTCCCACTCCATCCCGCCCGATCCCGCCCAATCCCGCGAGATCATTTTATCTGTCCCCCGACAGGCAGCGGCCTGCTGCTGCTAATCCGGAAGCACATTGACCCGCTGGCGCCGGGCCAGTTGCTGGAAATCCGATCGACGGAACTGTCGGTGCGGGAAGATCTGCCCGCATGGTGCCGGTTGACCGGCAACCAATTGGTATCCGAGCTGCACGACGGGCGGCTGGGCAGCTACCTGGTGTCGAGGGGACCGTTCACGCCGCCCCCGGTCGCGCTCCGGGAGCCTGACGCGGTTGCGCCGAACGGTCATCCGCGCATCAAGTCGCCTGCGCCCGTCACCCAGGCGATCAAGCCGATTACGAT